TAGTTGCGTGTTGATCTGCACTCGTAAGTCCACTATCATCTATTGGTGGAAACTGAACTTCATCTACTTGGAAGTTTCTAGCTGGATTAACAAAACCAACTATAACTCTATTGTATCTTTCATTTTTTGTTGGAATAGATAAATTATATCCACCAATAATATCATCTTCTGTTAATGTTATTGATGCACTTCCTGTTGTCTCAATAATTAATTTATATTTTCCACTTGTATAAGGAAGATAACCTCTACAACCTTTTAATAATTCTCTAACATTATCTATAATTTTTTGTGATGTATCTATAACTGTATTTGTATCAAATATATTTATATCACTAGCACCTGAATATGGTGTAACCTGAGTTTCACAAACTACTGAAGCATCATAAAAAGATTGTAAGTCTATTTCTGAAACAGCAATACCTTTTCCATATCTTGTATTTGTTAAATAATCTAATAAACACCAAGCTGGATTTGTTTTGTGTGCCGCAGTTTGAGCCGCAAGACCTGAATTATAAAATACTACTTTTTTACCTTTAATTTTAGCTTGAACTTTTGGTATTCCTGTAAATGCGTCTTGATTCCATTTAAATCTTAAAGCTAAATAACATAAACCTCTTAATCTGTGATTGCTTCCCCAAGATGATAATGTAGATAATAAGTCAGATGCGGTTTGACTATCTGTTCCAAAGAAAGGCTCAACTCTTATTAAGCTTTCACTATTTTTATAAAAATTACTATCTCCGCTTCCTACTTCTACTTCCGTTCCATCAGATAATGCACTTGCCCATGTAACAGCTTTATCATCAACTCTAATTTCTTCTATTGAGTTTATTTCTCCCTCTGACATAACAATAGCCATGTATAAATAAGTATTATCTGTGCCTGATGTTTCCATAAAGACTCTAGTACCACCAACAAGTCTTTCACCATAAATTACAGGAATATTTGCATCATTAGATTGTTTGTTAAGTAATATACCTCGTTCAAAATCATCAAATTCATTTGTACCAAAATCTTCTATTTCAGGAACTTTTGGTCTTAATATCCAAGCAAGAAATAAGGTTACACCAAGTGCTACTAAAGGATTAACTCCTAAAAATTTTAAAACAGGACTTACGAGTTTACTAGCGGCTTTTCTTATTCTACTTCCAATACCCATTATGCTCTACCCCACTTAATATCTTGAACTGTTTGCGAGGAAAAATCCATACCAACATCTGCACTAAAAAATCTTTGTTGTGATGTATTATTTGTTTTACGACCATTTTTCTTTTCAAAATCAGCCCAATTAGAAACTATTTGAAGCCCTACAACACTTTGATTGTCTCCCTCTGAAATATCAAAACTATCTATTTTACCTCTATATAATAAAAATGGGTCTGCAATCAAAGCATTAGAATCATTTAAAAATCCTCTATAAATATCTACACTATCATTAATAACATTTTCATTTAAAACTACTGATATAAATGTTTGGTCTGCACCTGATAAACTAATACTTACACTTGATTTAGTAATATCTGTTTCTTCTGTGTGATTTGATATACCTAAGACAAAATCACTCGCACTATATGTAACAGATGACCCTGATACTGATGATGTTAAAGGGAATGAACAATCTGTTATATTTACAGGAGTTCCAAATCCAATAGTAATAAGATGAACAGGTCTAATATCATTTGTCGCTAGTTCGTTCTTTACTGCTGTCGTTAGTGATCTCGTCATAATCCTCTATAATTTTTCTTGTTACTTTCATTGTATCATAAATAATCCATTTTGCATTTTTACTAGGAAACTCATTATTATTCAATTTTAAATTTTTAACATCTATATCATCAGCATTAACTATTTCTTCTGCTAATACATCAACATTTATGTAATACTTAATTTTATAGAGTTTCTTCGACATCAAATTCAAATTGATACAATAAATTTCCATCTTTATCAGCACCAGCAACACCAAATTCTTGAATATCGCTTGTTAAATGAACTGTAAAAGGAACATTATCATAAGTAACTGCTGAATCATCTGCTAAAGCAGTAATTAATGGTGGCTCTATTGTAACAGTAGCCGCACTTGATGAACTTGTAACATCTGAAACAACCATATAAACTTTGTCATGTGATGCAAACTTTAAAAAATCTCCAGCTTTAAAACGACCAGCACCATCTCCAGCAAAAGCATCCATAGCAATAGTAGTATCTCCAACGGCATGAACTCCATTAACTAATACTGTTCCTGTTTCACTTCCTCTAGCATCTTCTATTTCAGGTGGGATTATTGTAAAGTTTTCTTTACCTGATCTTTGTTTAACAATAAATGCCATTAAGTCTCCATAAACATCTGATCTTTTTGCAGTAATAATTCTTGCAGTAAAACCAAATCTTTGATTATCAATTTGTCTTGCAAGTTTTTTACCTGATTGTGATTTAGATATAATTGTATTTTGAATTGACTTTATTCCTAAAGATTCAAAGTTTGCAGTTGATATTGGAAAAGCACCTGACATTAGATTAGATTTTTACTCCCTCTTTCATTAACTGCGTTATTAATTATTTGTGTAATAGTTCCTCTGTTTCTTACTAACAAATCATCAAAACCACTTGCGTCTAAAGTATTGATGTTAAAATTAACTGTTGTCTGTCCACCACCTGTACCTCTAGCGGCTTGTGTGATTTGTCCTGTTTGATTTGGTATAAACATTTCAGCACCTCTTTCTCCAACTACAACAGGCTGACCTTTTGTTACTGCTCCACCATTAGCAAATAATTTTAATCCACTACCACCACCACCTGTCATAGCATTAAGTAGTATTTGTCTTTTTAGATTAGTATTTTGTTTTCTAATTAAATTATCTTTTTCAGCTTCTTCTTTATTAATGTCTTGCAATAATATTTTTTCAATACCTAATAAAGCTAATCTCTCAATAGTTTTAGATATAATGTTTATTAGTATTTGTTGTGCTAACTTCTTAAATGTTTCATTTAATTCTTTACCTAATACTATTGATTCTGCAATAGATTTTGAAACACTACCTACACCTGATTTTATCATTCCAACTATTTCTTTTTGTATTTTAAAACTTTCATTAAGATTTTTAAGTTCTTCTTTAATTTTTTCAAATAATGTTTTTTGTTTAACTAAATCAAAATTTACTTCCTTAATAACTTTTTTACCTTTTTCTATTTCAACAACAAAAGGAACATCAAAACCTAATAATCTTTGAATATCCTCTATTTGTCTTTTAATAAAATTAGTTGCATTACCAACTGCTCTTATTGCACCAGCTAAGGCTCTTACTGCAAATACTAAAACTTTACTTATTGCTCTACCTATTGTCTCAAATGCTTCTGCATTATCTTCTATAAATTGATTTAAACTTGCAAATTCTTTTTTTAATTCATCAAAAAAACCAGCACCAGCAACTCCTCTTTTAAAATTAAATAGCTTATCGCCAAGCATTGACAAAGTACCTGTAAATGTATTTGCTAGATCATCTGTTGCATTACCAAACTTTCCACCTTTACCAAAAACTTTTTGAAATGCTTTTACAGTTTCTTCTGCTGTAACAGTTGCACCAGCTTTAAAACCAAGCATATCTCTAACACCTTTTTCTCTAAAAATGTCTGCCGCACTTATACCACCAGCAAATGATCTTTGTATTTGTTCTCCAGCAGTTCTAAAATCTATTCCTGTAACTGCCGCAACATTACCTGTTATTTCTAAAATTTTTGCAAGTCTTTCAGAATCTCCAGCTACAACAGCTAAATTACCTGATGCTTCTTGTATTTGCTCTAATGAAAAAGGAACTTTAGAAGCAAAGTTTGACATTACCTCAAAAGCCTTTGCACCCTCTTGTGTACTTCCAAATAATTGTTTTAATCTTACTTGTAAATCTTCGACACTTCTTCCTGTACTAACAAATGATTTGATTACTAAACCTGTACCTAAACCTACAAAAGCACCTTTTAAACTAAATACAGCATTTTTTAATTTACCTAAACTACCTTGTAATTTACCAAGTGCTTGTTTAGTTTTATCTCGTGCTACTATGTCTATATTTAATTTTTGTGCCATTATTTATATTTTCTTGCTTCTGCTAAATCCTTTTGTTTTTTATACTCATCTTGCTCTTTTTTCAAGTAAGCTATCCAAAGATTATAATGGCTAACAGGCATATCTAATACCTTTTGAATAGGTATTTTAAGTCTATCAGCAACCACCAACAAAGATTGTATGTCAGGGTCGCTATTTACTTTTTTACAGATTCTTCTAGTGATGTATCTACAAGTATTTTATTTGCTATTGATGCAATAATATTTGAGTCTGCTTTTTTTTGTAAAGCAAGTTTATCAAATGGGTCAAAAGCTTTTACTAAATCGCCTTTGTCATTTTTAACCATAAGCTTCATCATTAATAAATCAACAAGAACTGTCAAATCTTGAAAGTTACTTGATTTTTTAAAAATAATATTTTTTTGCTCTAATGTTAA